TAATTGGTACTTAATTTTGAGTAAAAATTCTTTCAGAAATAAAGAACTCAAATTGGTAATAGTAGATCCAGCAGAATGATCTGCAGATTCTGATTTAGAAAATACTAATTGGTCTGGTTGATTTTGTGACTTATAAGAACTTATTCCACTAAATCCTCTTATACACCCAGTAAAAGAATTAAAAGTTTTTCCCGTATAAGTAATTACTTCATCATCAATTTTTAACAATCCATATTTTTCAGGAAACCCATTTGTTCCTGTTGATGTTAAAGATGTATCTACAAGAACAGTATTATCAAACGAAGAAATATTTTCAAGTAAAATAGCAGACTCTGCTTGACTGGTTATTTCATCAACTTTGATATATCTATCAATATTTTGAATTAAATCAATAGGAGCTCCTTGAAATTCTTGAGAACGATAGTATTGGGATAAAAATTCTGATACTAACGGAAACTCCTCCCTTACATAAGATGGAAGTTGATTGTTAACGATGTTGCTGAACTGAATTCTTTTCTCTAACATTTTTTTATGATCTTACTAAGTTCCCGTTTGCGTAACTTGAAGTTACAATATAGTTTGATGCTGAAGGGTCTAGACCCGAAGATATTTCATCCGTCACCATCTCAAATAAACTATTACTAATATCTAGTTGTAAATATAAATCCTGCAATCCAATAACATCATTGGATTTTGGAATAACTGAAATTTGAATAATTGATTGTCCATCTTTTATTTTTCCGGTAGAAAATATATTGATTGGATTTAATGTAATAATTCCAGTTTTGTATATAATATTTCCAACATTTCTTTTAACAATTGTTGGTGTTAAAGAATTTGTTGCAGGAAGAACAAATAAAAATAAAGATCCAGTTTCTCTGTTGGTATTTGGAACATCTGATAAGTATACTTCCTGTTGTACATCAGAAACTCTAAAAGGTGTGGTTTTAATATTAAACCCATTCATACTTTTAATATGAAATTCATTTCCAAAACCAATCTGATATTCTGCAAAAGTATTTAACACAACTCTTAAATCTCTTCTCATTTGAATAGTTGTTATATTAGATGTAACCGACTCATGACTATCATCAATAACTTTTAAAAATTTACTATATTTAAATCTTGCTCCATACTTATTCAGTTCCGTTGATTCTGCATATTTTGTAGTATTGTTTTGTATAATACTTGATACAAAGTCTGAACTTGGTGCAAGATTTGTATTATAATAAATTTTTGAGCTTATTTCAATATAAAGATATTTTAAATCTAAAATCTCAGGAACAATCCCTGCAACAGCATACTTTTTAAGTTTAAGTTTAATATTTTCTTTAATTAAATTTGGTAAAAAGTCTCCTGATCTTGGTTTAATACTTATAAAGACCTTTCCATACTGTGGTGGAATTAATTCTTCACCACCAAATACGGAAATAGATTCGGTTTCTGGATAAATTTTTGCAGGAATTAAAGTTTCATAATCATTTGCAGTAAGAGCTCTATTTTGTGATGCATAAATTCTTGGCGCATATTTCTTAATTGACTCAACCGATTCAATATTTTCTCCACCAGATGCAATTAATCCTGTGGTTAATAGAGAAATGCCAGAAGTAATTATATATTCTATAGAATTTCTATTATACGTAATTCTTCCGGCAAATGTAAATTGACTTATACCATTTGCACTATCACCATTTGAAGTAATATACCCAATTTCTATAAAGTTTCCTTCCTCAAGTTTTTTGCCAAAGATTCCATCTCCAAAAATAAGTTCATATCTTTCATCTTCAATCTCCTGTAAGAAGAAAATTTTAGATTCCTTATCAATATCAAAAAGACTATCTTGAAGACTATATTTTACTGATCGTGTAGACTGCTCATTATTTCTTACAATTACTGAAATTAAATCAGTATCAATACCACTATTGGGTAAAATAAATCTTTGATTTAAATTATTAGAACTAAAAGTGAAATTACTTGTTAGACGAGTTCCTTGATAAACTTCAAGATCTTCGAATGTTGCTATACCATTGAAGACTGGAACTGTAATATCTTCTAAAATACAGAACACAAAGGACTGATTACCAAAACTACCCGAGGTGCTTGCTACAGGTCCTTTACGGAGGGTTAGAGAGGATGGTGTGGGAGTTATATTAGAAGTATCTATAAAGAAACTTATTGTTGCTCTTGCTGCTTTTCTTGATCTAGGAATGTAACCAATATGTCTAGCAAGTGCTACTACATTTTCTCTCAGAGTGGCACTATCGATAAAGACTTCATTTGCCACCATATTGGCATTATATGAAGTAATATATGTGTTATATGCTAATACATCAATAATAGTTGACAGATTTGATCCTTCAAAATCATAATCTGTAAAGTTTGAATTAGATCTTAAATAATCTTTGAGAGTGACCTTTATTTGATCAAAATCTAGATTTGAAAAATTTACTAGGGGCATTTATCTGGTTGGTTGTAAAACAAACTCTAACTGTTGTGCTGGAATATCAACACCAACTACTCTGTAGATAATAATTACATCAAATGCTCCATTATCAAAATCAGGAATTGTTTGAACATCTATTAAACTAACTCTTGGTTCAAAATTATTAATTGAATTTCTGATTTCATCATTAATAATTGATGCTGAAATCTCATCAATATTTTCAAACAATGATCTACTCACTCTAGATCCAAAATTAGGATTGAAGAATTTTTCACCAGGAAGAGTAAATACAATGTTTCTTATCGAACGTGCAATTGCAGTTTCATTTTTAAGAGCAATTAGATCACTATTCAGAGGATTATTCTGAAAAGTCATACTAATGTCTCTAAAACCTTGACTTACCCTTTCTAAAGGCATTGATTATTACAATTCTATCTTATTTATCACCGATTTTTTGATTCATAAAGTGGTTCAGTACCATATTCCCAGTCATCATAGTCTTCATCATTGCGAATTTTCTCATGAATTTCATTTTGGACAACAAAATCATGTTTTTTGGGTGTTATATCATCATTTGCAATCTCTCTAAGCATTTTTTTCTGGTTGATTTCCATTGTTTTGCTCCTGATTAGTTGAATCAGAACTTTTTGCGGGGTTGCTATCCCGAATTTCTATAATTTCATACATAAAATCGTCAGAAGTCTCAATTTTGCGACGATTTTCGACAGTATATTCATTCAAATCAATTTCGTACCCTGGATTTTTGGTAATTCTATTTTTTATCCATGCATCATCGTACCATAAAATTTTATTATTTGGATATGCGTAGAAATTTCCATTATCCATTTTAAAAAAGTGAGCACATTTATGTTCTGGTGTCTCACTGAAGTTAGTATTCAGAGTTGATTTTGACTCCCAAGACCAATCAAGAGTAAAAAGATATACTCCTTCATTCTTTTCACCTTTATAATTAATTAATTCTGCTCTTAGACCTGATAATCTTGATCGAATCTGAACATCGATGTATGGTGAAAAGCAGTCCCACCACATACACTCTTCTAATTTTGGTATTGGCGCATCAGGTTTCCAACAAAGTGCATGAATAGGTCTTCGTGTCCAGTTAACCCCATTCTCTAGAAACGTCTCAAAGAGTGGTACGTGCTTCTCTAAGGATGCTACTGAATGCACATCACATAAAGTTACCTCACCATGACCTTTCTTATGATTATAGAGAAACTCATTGCGAATATAACATGTAAACGTAGGTAAATTATGATTTAAATATGACATTAACCTTTTAATAATAAAAAAACCAGAGATTTCTCCCTGGTTTATCTATATTACTTAACCTTTTCCTTGTCCTCTATATTTCTTTTGTTTTCCATTGCGAGAAGTTGCTGAAAGCAATGTACGAGCACTTCTCCCTTGACGAGTTTTCTTAGGTGTTCCTGATTCAAACACCGTCTTATTCATACCACCTTTAGATGCCATTAAAGCTCCTCCATTTCTAGTTCATTAGGATTAATATTTTCTCCAGAGAAATAACGCTCAGAGAATTCTTGAAGAATATCAGCACATTCTTCTGTGCTGATATTTGTATAAATCTTACGCCCTTTATATAAAAGATTGTAAAGTTTACTCATTAGATTATGCGAGTCTTTTCATGTCCCACACGAATCCGAGGGTCACACCAAATCTCAAAACCTTTCTCAATAGCATCAAGACAGAATGAGACATCTTCTCCGCACATATCTTGTACTGCACCTGACTCAAAGACTTGCATCTTAGGAGCAAACCAAGGATACTCAAGATTCTCAAAGACTCCTTTCTTAATCAGGACCCAACCAAATCCAGTGTAATCAACTGTAAAAGGTTTACGACGCTTGCTGATAGACTCCACAGTTTCATGATTCATCACTCCACCATTCTTGCGGAAATCATCTTCTTCTAACCAGTGTGCGACAGAGGTTGTGTGTCCATCTTCTGTTGCATACCAACCACCAACGATTTCTTTTTCTTCTCCTTCTGCATTCAGAGACATATCACAGAGTTGCCAGAACTTGTTAGAGTCAAAGACAATATCCGAGTCAATCCAAAGTTGATAATCATACTGAAGTTTTCCGTCCCATGGAATTTGTTTAGGTCCACGAAGAACATTTGCTCCGAGACACTTACATCTTGCAAAGTTTACCATTGATGAGTAATCTTGTGAGATTTGAATACTCATTCCATTTTGAACTAAATCAAAACAAAGTTGTACAAATGCTTTGAGAAAGATAAAAGAACAACCTCTGCCGGGAAGACAGAAAACAATGCTTTTTCCTTTCATTCTTTCCTTAATTGCTACATAGTCCCAATCTTCAGTCTTGGGAGTAGGTGCTGCTGCTTTAACTGTGAATCCTTTTGCCATAAAGTTTAATCAACCTTCAGATCAATTTTATCAGGTATATATGGTTTTGTCAATGAGAAGAATGTAGTGATATGAGTTTATTCACAGTTAACTCTTCATATGACAAGTCTTCTATTTTATAATCAGTTTTCATTAAACCAACCATATTGTTTAATGTTTTCCACGTAACTCCAAATTCTTCTTCTTTGATAGAATGAAATAAACATCTATCCTTTGCATATATGTGGTATATTTTTTCCATGCGGGGTGAAAAATATTTTGAGAAATTTTTTGTAGCAAATCTTAATTTACTACCGCATTATATATCAATACTATTAAAAATCCAATAGGCACCCACACAATTTTTGGATATCTTATTACCCACCCTGCAAGTACAACTCTATAGAAATTCCAATAAGGTTTCCTACGATTATATCTGCGGGGGTTTCGAGGACTTATCATACTTCCGGAAAAATTTTATGTGGTTGATATTTAGAGGTCGATTTGTCACCTCTGTAGGTTAGGGTAGTGGTCGATTTTTAATAACGCCCCCCGCGCCGCAACGCCCCCAAGGGCAAAACACTGCTCTCAGGGATATACTGTCAAAGTCTAACATAAGTGCCCTCCGGAGTCAACCAGAGGGCACACAGAGAGTTATATTCAGACCTCGAAGACCTCCGCGCAACTGTTAATACCTTCCTGCTCAATATCAGAAACAAGTGTATCAAGAATGGTCAAGATTTCATCACCGTTGTTACCTTGTGCAAGGAGATTAAGTGCAACTGAGAGAGTCATAATAAGAAAGAAAAGAGTAAGAAACTGTGTGTGTACTGAGTGTCTTTATGGGGCGCATCTCATTCCCTTGTGTGATGCTTACTCTGCACCTTCGAAGATGTACTTATCCATCAAACTTTCGATTGGACTAGATGAGCAAAGGTTGACGAATTGAGTAACAGCAAGAGTAATATCCTGCTGATTAACTTCCATATCAATGTCGTCGCATTCATAACTCACAAAGTCCTGATAATACTTCGATCGCATACCAATCCGCACAAGATCACGGAGCATACTCATCTCTTCATCGTTGAGTTTGATGGTATACTTAGTGGAGGTTTTCATGATGAAAGGTGTTAGTTAGTGAAGAACGAGTGAGTGTAACTTAATAAGACTTTGTTACGTTGTTGATGTAATTCAGTCCCCAGGAGTAAGCATCATCAGGGTGCTTTAATGTCTGCTGTACAGAATACTTGTGACCTTCATCAGTTGCTCTCTGATAGACCCACACATTCCACCTTCCAGACTTACTTTGTTCTACGAAGAATGGACGGGTTTCAGTGTTAGGGAAGATCATAAGATTTGAGGTTGATTGGTCTCTACACTATAGAGACACTTTGGACGATCCTAACTTTAATACGTAAGAGATTGTAACTTACGTGTAACTTAATAAATCAAACTTGGGTTACAAAGTTAGTGCCACTGGAACGGTTAGTTCTACAACGATTTCCCTTAGTTTGTGATAGAGTTAGATCTGACTTACGGGGTTTTGCTGATGCTAACCGTGTGACCTTTATCTTACCCTGGACTTCGGCAATTGCGAGATCCAGTGTAGACAACGAAGCAAACTCAGAGACTGTCATGATCACAAATAAGTGGGGTTGATTGGTCCCTACACTATAGGGACACTTTGGACGATCCTAACTTTAATACCTTAGAAATCGAACACGTCAGAGTTAATCTGAACCACGTTAACTTTGGGGTCGGCAAACTTAACTCCGTCCTTTGTTTCCTTTACTCCATACTCATTGTAGAGACAATCTACAAAGGTTTCATAATCACCACACTCTGCAGCAAGGAGATACAGACCCTCATCATTGTTGATCCAGAGAGATACATTCCAGGTCTCATAGTTCTCCCAACCGTTATAGGAGATATCAAGAGCATTAGATTGGAAGGTGGCGGTCATCTTGGTTTGATTGGTCTCTACACTATAGAGACACTTTGGACGATCCTAACTTTAATACGTAAGAGATTGTAGATTATGAGTATAAATCCAGACAGCAAAAAATCTCCAAAAAGTACACTGCTTTTTTGGATACTTAAGTTCTTGGATATACCTTAACCTGATAACCTATTTCACATCGATGCGGCAAATTGGGAACACTAGCATTAAACCCTGTACGCCTGTATAATATAAACGAATCAACTCATAAGATAGTAACAATTATTGACGGAATGTAGCAGGGAATTCTAATGATCCAAAACGAAAGACTTATCTCACCAGGTAAACTGTCTGTTGTGCTTTCTAGGTATAGAATTGTGCTGAATGTTCTGTCGTTTAATGTTAGTCTCTTATGAGGTTATTTATACACTTAAGAACGCAATTACCATCTATCAGGTACACTGAGTGACTCAACATATGCTGACACCTTCTCTGCGGGTTCGAGGTCAAAGATCTTCTCCCAGTCCAAATTGTGCGGGTCAAAGTCACTGAGGACCTCTAATTCAATAGTCACACGATACTTTTGCTTCTGTGCTTGATGATATGCAACGGACATAAGAGTGCTCCTGATGTGTTATAAGGGTACTATAAGATACCTGAGAGTGAATGTCAAGCACCTTGGGGGTATTTATGAGGTCCTGGTGGAGTTTTGTGAGGGATCTGTGGGGGTTTTGTGACCTTGGGGGGTTGACAATTTGCGTTCCTTAGTGTATGCTTGCTTAGATAACAAGACTCTGAGGGGTTTATAAGGTACAGAGACATTAACCTCCCCACATTATAGTCACACAGAGACAATAATACTCCATAGATTATAGGTTTTCCACAGATTAACATAGGTTTTCCACAGGTTTTCCACAGAGAGATAATAAAGTACTTTATATTCTTTAATACATTTTTAATTGATTTTAATGTATTTTTAACCTTATTTTGATTAAAAAGCATAAAAAAGCAGAAGGAACCACCCCTCTGCTTATAATCACCATACACCACTTTCTTAAATTATCTATACTCTACGATGTCACTTTCTTGTATAGCAGAGGCCAACATCTTCCTCGCACGAAGTGCTCAAGCGCAAGCGCCTTTGATTATTATACCATATAAGACTTTGATCCACAAGAGAGATAAAACCTTACCATACTTTCTGCTTCTTGAAGTGTAT